CAGTTCGGTGAGGCTCAGACCATCACCAACGACAGCAACTTCGAGCTGCACGGTGTTGAGAATGCACTGATGGCCTACACCGAAGGCGATCTCCTCGAATACTCGCGGCAGTACGGCAAAGCCCAAGCGAAGTTCCAAGAGGGAGCCGCTCAGGTCTCCATTATGAAGGACATGGAACGCGGTCAGCAGCAGCAGATCAGCCGCATCATTCCTGACAGCCTCTACGACTACACCTTTCAGGACATCACCTAATGCCATTCCAATCCTCAGACGCACTCGACGACCAGATGCTTCTGGATGGAAGCAATGGGTTCAGTACTGGTGTCGTTTCAGCTACTCGTCCAGATGCCATTCCGGCCACAAGCTTGGAGTCGGCCATCAACATGGACTATGATGACTTTGGAAACCTTGTCACTCGTCTCGGGTCCGTTTCACTGGTTGGAAACAGCATCACTACCAACTGGGAAGCTGTTATCACAAACTGGGAGTCAACCACCGGCAACTTCGCCTCCAACCTTCCAATCAACTGCCAAGTCTACTCTGGCTTCTACTTTGATACGTCCGCCTCAGAGCGTCTGGTAATCGCGCTGAATGATGTCAACGCGAACACCAATCTGCTGTACTACGGATCTCCTGGTATTTCGTACAACGTCATCAGCGGATCTACGATCAATCCTCTCGCGAGATACGTCTACTTCGCCCAGCTCAACGAGAAGCTGTTCTACGCGGATGGCTATAGCGCACTGCGTTATGTCAACAGCTCTAACTCGAACGCATCCATCGCTGCCGGTAAGATCAGCCGCATCGATGTCATCAGGCAGGGTTCAAGTCACAACTCGATTCCCACAATCACCATATCGGCTCCGCCAAGCGGTGTAACCGCTACGGCCACCGCCATTGTGGCCAATGATGGCAACCTAGTTGCGATTACCATCACGAACCCCGGCAGCGGTTACATCACGGCTCCTACGGTTTCGATCTCACCGGCAAACCAGTCCCACGCGGTCGCATTCGTATCCCTCGCCGCCCCCGCCAAGCCGCTCTATCTCACAACGCATACCAATCGTCTCTGGTGCGTTTCGGCAGATACCACGGTTCCTCCCGATACCCTTTATTTCTCGGACATTCTCGATGGTGAATCTTGGGACCCGCTTGGTTCCATTCGCGTTGGTGGCGATGGTGATCCGATTCGTGGTCTCTACTCGTGGTTCGGATACCGCTTGCTCGTGTTCAAGGAGCGGTCCATCTGGACTGTGGATGCCGATCCCACGGCAGATCCCGCTGATTGGTCTATCTCGCTCGTCAGCGGAAACATCGGCTGCTCCTCGCACCGATCCATTGCTGCGGTGGGTGCTGACGTTTTCTTCCTGTCTCGTGACGGCATCCGCTCGATGGCCCAGATCCAAGCGGGTACTCAGACCAGCGTTGGACTCGCGCTCAGCAGCCCAATTAACGATCTCATCAGCCGCATTGATAAGACGCGCCTCGAACTCTGCGATGGTGTGTTCTGGAATAACCGATACCTGCTCGCAGTTCCGTTCGTTCAGGAGGGACCGTTCGGTGTTGGTCTCGAAAACGAGTATGCGATGCTTCTTGAAAACGGTTACCATCTTGAACTCGAAGACCTGATCCCTCGGAATAACGCGATCATCGTATACCACTCACTGGCCCGCTCTTGGCTTGGATACTGGGACAACTGGCAAGTGAACGACTTCTTTGCCACATCGTTCTCAAGCTTTGGCCCTGTGCTGATGTTTGCTGGCGACATGACCGCAGTGTCTTCGGCAAGTAATCAGGTCTGGTCATTCAACGACTACCTGCCAAACACTCGCACCGTACCAACACCGGTTTCTTCCTATTTGGATGGTGGCTCGCAATACCAGTCCTCGGTGACCACCAAGGCTTACAACCTTGGGGAACCCATCCCCGACAAGATCGGGTACAGCATCCAGCTCGCGTTCGACAACCCGTACACCACCCAGAATACAGGTGTTACCGTTTCCTACGCCAAGGACATGACTGGAACATTCTCCACGATTGATTCCGGCCTGAGCATCACCAGTTCTCAGAAGTTCCTGAAAGCCTACAACCTCATCAGCAAGGGCCGATGGAACTCGATCCAATTTAAGGTTGAAACCAATTCGGGCGGTCGCCTGTCATTCCAATCCGCCATTCTCTCTGGATTCGTCGATTCCGTGCGTCCTCAGCAATGAACGCACATCCGTCTATCATCGAAGCAGCTAAGCTGCTCAGGCTTCATTGGCCAACTTGTTCCACATGGAACGATGATCAGCTCCTGAACTGGATCGGCATCTTCAACAAGATGAAGCAGATCGGGATCATCAAGAATGAAAAGGGCGAGTGCATTGGTGTCGGAGCTGTTCGTTTCCTGAACTCAATCGAGGAAGCGGAGGACATCAACAACAACTTCCCTGATGGTCACATCGCTTGGATCGAGATGGTGATTGGGGTTGAGCCGGAAGCTGTTCAGACGCTTTGGTTGGCCATGATGACTGTCTGTTCAGATAAGGTCACCAAGGTGGGCGGATTTAGCAGAGGCGTTTCCCGTTTGTACGATTTCAACAGATACTTCAAACTCCTAATGAACCGAAGGATTTCCTATGGGCGGATCATATAAAGCACCGGATATGGCGGCGGCAAACCGTGAAGCGGTTTACGCACAAGCTCAGACTTTTCCTGTCCTAAGACAGATCGAAGCGGCGTCTAGGATCGGAGGCAAAGGATCGTACCCAGTCTATGACGCGTCTGGAAAAGTAATCGGAGAGCGTCCGTATGATTTCAGCGGCATTTCTGACATCGATGTCACACGCGAAACAGCTCGCGCATTAGCATCTCTTGCCCCTGAACAGACTAAGGCTCAGCTCGATCTCGCAAAGGAGTACGGAACTCAGTTTGCCGAGCAACGCAGGGCCGAGCTTTCTGCTGCTGATCCTGAGCGTTACAAGCTTTACGACAAGTTCTTGCAGGATATTGGCCAGCGTTCCATTGCCGAGACCGCTCCCGCTGCCCCCACCTACGAGCGTGTCGGCATGCCTACCGGCCCGCAGGATACCGGTGAGGCAGCGAACATCCGCAGCAACCTCGAACGCCAGATCAGTGCCGGTCTCGCTCAAGCCGGAACGCTTGATCCCGCAATGATCCGAGCCGCCGAGCAAGCTGTTCGCGCTCGTGGCACTGCTACCGGAAATATCCTCGGTAACCTTTCCGCTTTCCGCGAGGCGCGGGCGGTGGGTGAGGCTATTGCGAATGCCGATGTCCAGCGTCGTCAGCAAGCTCTTGGCCTACTCCAGAGCGGCCAAACCACGAGCGATGTCGCTAATCGCCAAGCTCAGGAAGCGTTCCAGAATATCCTCGCAGCCACCGGTCAGCGGAACACCGCTCAGCAACAGACCTTCGCGGGCCAAATGGCTTCGCAGCAGCAGCGTCAGGGTGTCCAGCAGCAGAACATTGCGAACATCCAGTCCGCTCTGGGTCTCCAGCCCATCGTCTCTCAAGCCGCTCAGCTTCCCGGTCTCCAGCAGGGTGCGTCTCCGTTCGGTTCTCCTCAGTACATTCAAGGCATGCAGCAAGCTAGTCCTGGTCAGTTGCTTCAGACCGGTTCCAACTTCGCGCTTCAGAACGCCCAGAACGCGTTCCAAGCTTCACAAGCCAACTCTCCGTTGGGCATTTTCCAAGGTATTACAAGTGGCATTTCAAACCTTGGTTCCGGTTACAGGTCATACATGGGACCCTAATCTATGGCAAACGATACCACCGATTCGACAGCGGCATCTCCGAGCGATACGGTTGACGAGTTTCCCGGTTATCCTGGGTTCAAGCTTGGTGATCCGGTTCCTGGACAGCCTGGAACCAACATTGGCGACCCAATCTTCGACGATGCTGGTAATAGGTGGAACTGGAGAAAAGGTGAATGGGAGTATGTTAATCTGGCCCAGCCACCTTCTAGTGATAAAGGTGGTGTCAAGCCGGTGGATGAAACTCTCACTTCCGATACCTATAATCCTTCATCGCCAATTTCCGGTGGGGTTACAGGAGCCGGAACGCCGCCGACTACAATCAAGCTTGAGGATGGTACGGTAGTAACTTCCGGTGGAACAGGGCTTGTTGGGTTTCCCGGTAGGCTTCCAATCGTGCTTCCGGGATCTTCGGTTACATCGACTCCGATCTTGGATCTGAGTCAGCCTCCGGTCGCTCCCGTCGCTCCGGTTACTCCTCCAAAGCCACCCAAGCCGATCACCCTTCCGGGATCTTCGGTCACATCAACTCCGTCCATTGTCGAACCAACCACTGTTCCGATTCCCGCTCGACGGATGCAGGAGGCTTTGAACCCGTACAACGGATACATCAACTACGATCCAGAGGAGATCATGGCTGCTGCAATGAGAAGCCTTGGCGGAAGAATGGCCCGCCGATCAATGCTGAACGAACTGCGATAACATTATGGCTACTCCCGAAGAAATCAGAAAGAAGCTCGAAGCCCAGTCCACTCAACGTGTTAACCCACTGCTGAAGGGGTTGTCCATGCTTACCGGCGGCATCGCTGGTGAATTCACTGGAACCAACGAGCAGATCCGCCAGCAAAGAAACGCCAAGCGGGCGTTGATGGAAGAGGATCTTGCTGCGTTGCAGGAAGAGCGATTGATGGAGCGAGTAAAGTCTCAGCAGGCTGAAATGCTTAAGAGGCAGATTGAATTGGAGAACGCCAGGACCGATGCGGAAAACCGCAGGCGTTTGCTTGAAACGGCTGGAACAGAAGAGGCTTTGACTGGTAAATATATCACTGGCCCAGTTGAGCAATCTCAGGAGCTTGGTCGCCAAATAGGGCGACTTCAGAAGCTTTCGGTCGATCAAAAGGAAGCTGCTGAGAAAGCAGGATTGATTGGCCAACTCACTGCGGAAATGGGTCCGACTGAACGTGCCGCAGTTGAAGCTGGCGTTGTCAGTCCATACGAGAGCATGGACATTGCATCTCTTCGCAGAATGAGGAGTGCTTCCGATGTTTCGCTTCGCAAACAAGAAGAAGCGCGGCGGGCAAAGCAAGACGAAGGCAAGGTGTTTGTAAGTAGAAACGCTGCCGGTGATGTAAGTGTTCAGGGGCCTTCTGATCTTGTTACCCGATTTCAAACCGCAAACCCCGACTTCTTTAGGAAGAAAAAGGATTCTCCATACAAAGTCTCGATGCGTCAGACTGAGGATGGCAGTTCATTCAATGTTGATTTTGGGGACATGACCGCAGGTGAGATCAAGGAAATCGCTCCACAGCTTGAAGAGATGAAAAAAGCGTATGGTGCTTCATCTCAAATTGGTCTCAATGGAGGAATGGGTGCTGCTGGCACAGCAAAGCCTATCGCAAAAGGACCGGCTGCTGGAGAAGGGGAATCGATGGTTGGAAGAGGTTCTGGAAAAGTTAGATCCGGTGCTGCTGCCGCTATCGCTTCTCAACCTCAAGCTGAACCTGAACCTCAAGTTCTTGGACCCATGTCTCCAGAGCAGGAGTTTGCTGCCATTAACAGAAAGCTGGCTGAAATTGAATCTCGTGGTGGAGCTTCTGCATACGGAGCAAGACAGACTCTGACGACACCGTTCTACACTGATGTTGCGAGCGAACTAAATGTGCAGCCCGAACAAGTTGGTGCGAGCGTTTACCAGAGAACTCCGAGAACTGTTGTTTCTCAGAACTTCCCCGTTGAACAGTTCCGCAATCTGCCACAAGAAGTTCAAAATCGTTTGTACATTGATGCTATGAACAAGTCTGCTCAGGCGATGCAGCAGGCTGGTTACAAGCCGTCTGGAAAGTATTCTGAATACCAAATGAATGATCCGTGGATTGGCAGCATGTTCGACAAACTGAGCCGATAATAACATGACCAAGAATCAGCGCGATTGGTTGATCGAAAACAAACTCGATCCCGAGATCTATGACATAGATGCGGAAGGGAATGTCTTTGAAAACCCAATCATGGGGAAACTCGAAGCTGGAGCCAGATCGGCTGCTGCCAGCGCGGTTCCTGCGCTTGCGGGCATTCCTGGAGCGATTGCGGGTGCTAAGGGTGGAGCTTTGCTTGGCGCACCGTTGGGTCCAGTAGGTGCCGCAACCGGATCTATTATTGGTGGTCTTATTGGTGGTTTTGGAACTTCGTATGGAGCGAGCAAAGCTCAAGAAGCACTGCTTGAAAAGTATTCTCCAGAGACACTTCAAAAACTGTCTCAAGCTCAGGAGGAGCAGCCAGTAGCTTCTTATGTTGGCGGGTTTGCCCCCACAGCTTTAACCGCTCGCCCTTCTCTCAAGGGACTCAGCGAACTTGGTAGGCCACTGACTCGACAGACCACGCTGCGCGAGGCGATCACCAAGCCGGGGTTCGTCGAACCCGCTGTCAACGTAGCAGCCAACGTAGCACAGGCTACTGGCCAACAGGTTGCCGATGTCGCTCAGGGAGGAGAGTTCTCCGGTGGACGACTCGCAGCGGACATCGCGCTCGGAACAGTATTCAATCGACCCACCAAGTTAGGTCGAAAACTTGGCATGTCAGAAGGACCGGAAGAGGGTCCGGTTCAGAAGCTGGATCTGGAACGTGCCAGACTGCTTTCCAAAACGCCCGAGGAATTTACGGTTCCTCGTGAAGAGCGTCTTGGAATCGGGAAAGAAAAGGTGGCTCCAGAGCAGTTCTTCGGAACCGAGACTGAGCAACGCAATCGTCCCATCAGCGAAGAGCGAGCAGCCAAGCAATACGAGAACTGGTGGAAATCCGAGACTGAACCTACCGAGACGCTGATCAAGGAAGCTGCCAACAGCGTTAAGCTTAAGATCCCCAAAGAGCGCATTCAGGAATTGGCCAACGATCCCGATGTCGCTCGGGTCATCAGCGATCCGACCACGCTTCCAGAGTTCGTTGCAAAGCAGTATCAGGATGGACTTGAGGATGCGTACCAACAAGTCCTTGAGCAGAGGAACATGGCGAAACGCTTCCTGACCGCAGAGGAACGCGCTGGTATTACCAAGATGGAAGAGCTTCGGGCTGTTACCGAAGAGCCGTTCAAGGCTGAAACTGCTGCTGTAAAGACCGCTCAAGACATCTACGATAGCCTCTACAGCCGTCTCCAACGCGAAGGCGAAGGGGCGAAGATAACTCAGGCTGACATTGATTCAGCCGCCAAAATTGCCGCTCGCCGTAATCTGACCATCGAACTTGATCGTCCGTTTGCCGGATCTACCGAGGTTCGAGGCATGTACCTGTCTGATCCCAAGACAGGTAACCGAATCGTTCGCGTCAATCCATTGATGGCCACCCCAGACACTGCTATCCACGAGATTGGTCACGATGTGTTCCAAGGGGTCACAAACCCTTCGATGCGGAAGTCACTGCTTGAGTCCGCTCAAGATAGTCCCGCCTACAAGAGTGAGCTTCTGGCCCGCAATGCCGAGGTCCAAGAAGGCAAACTTACTCCGAAGCGGGCGCAAGAGCTTGCCCTCGAAGAAGGGCTTATTCAGGCGTTTGGTGAGCAGATTCCGAATATCCAACGCAGTGAGATTCGCTCTTGGTTCAAGGCTTTCAAGGCTTCGACAAAGCAGCTCTTCACCGGAAAGATTTCGCCTGAAGACGCCATCGCGTGGATGCACTACGCAACCACCGAGTCAGTTCCTTGGAAGGGTGTAAATGTTCCGAAGGCTACCGAGCAGCGGACGCAAAGGGGTGAGCAACCTCAAACAATTTCAGAGCGTAGAGCTGCTGCCTTTGAAAGGTTCAAGGAGTCAGTCCCAGGGTCTCAAGCGGAGATGATGGAGAGTGGGCGAATCTTTTCTCCAGATGTCAGGTCGCAACTTGAAGCTCTTCAAGCTGGTGGAACACTCGACAGGGAAGCGTTGCAGGCTGCAATCAACCGCGATATCCCGGTCAGGAAAGTTCCCGAGTTTTCATCGCAAGCACTTCCAAACTTCCAGACAATTCGAGACTCGCTCAGTGATCCAAGGAAGAAAGCTAATGTTGGAAAGCTTAGTGAAATACCCGCTGGATCTGAGATGACACTCAGGCAGGACGTTCCTGCTATGACTGATTTTGGTATTGGTGTTGTAACTGGAACCAGCGGAGACAAAACTACATACGAGCCGTTCATTCGTGTTAGGAACATCAAGATGGTTCCCACGAAAGGCATGGAAACTCAGTCACTTAAGATAGGTGCTGGTGCCGCAAAGAACCCAGCAATTGTCGCAAAGGGGACAAAGCACGAATCGCAAACAATTCCAAGCGACATAAACACTTGGACACAAGTTGGGTTCAATCCTGACAGGCATTCATACTTTTACGACAGGGCTGACGGTGTAACTCCAGTTGTAGGAGGGGATGAAGCTGTTCAGATCGGAAATACAGTTTTTGTTAAAAACCCACAAACCGGAGATCCAACCAGTTTCCGTTTCCAACGGCCCGAGGAAAAGACACGCAAGTTCGCAGGGCGTGTCGCCGAGGCTGAGCAACTTCCCACTGAAGTCCGCGAGACGGTGGGCCAATCTCCTGAAGCTCAGTACACCCAACAGAACGTCGCTGAGGTTGCTGACCGCGCATCATCGATGTCGCTGTCTCAGCTCAATGCTGATCTGGCAGACTCTGCATCCAACACCAGGGTTGCCTCTGGTATGGAGATCTTCAGTCGCCAGATCAACTCAGGGGATATGACTGGTGCGAGCAAAACCGCACTGGCTCTTGCAAAGAGCGGAACCACTTGGGGCCAGCTCATCAACCAGTTCAAGCTGCTCAACTCTTCCACACCGGAAGGATTGGTTCGACTGGTTCAGGATTCGCTCGCCAGCAAGAAGCGTCCTGAGATGACCCAGCAGCAAGCAGCCATCCTCATGGATGGAGCGAACAAGCTCAAGTTGGCCAACGATGAGGTTCTCGCCGCTGGTCAGGTTGCTCGCGATGCCTTTGCCGCTAACGATGTCGCCGCGATCAATCAGAGCATCAAGCAACTGGACTTGGCCGATGCGAAGCGATCCGAGGTTGATGTAATCCTCAATGAGCAGCTCGCAAAGATCAACCCAGCCGATGCCGCAGACCTCTTCATATCGATGGTTCAAGGCTCCGTGATGGGTCCAATATCCATCGTCCGCAACGTGGTTGGCAATGCGATCAATTACCCTTTGCGTGAGCTTGGTGACGCTGGTGCCGCAGCCATCGACGCGACGTTCTCGAAGGATAAGAACAACTCCTACAACAGACGCGCTCGTACCATTGATCGAATCGATGCAATCGGGAGATCGCTGCCAGCCGCTCTTAAGACTCTTCTAAAAGGATCCAATGCGATGCCGTATGAGTTGGGAACCGATAGCGGAAACCCTCTCAACTTCCAGCGTGCATGGCGGCGAATCGCGGAAGATATGGCCGCAGGAAAAATCGGCTCCGCATTGTCCGCTCGCAATCTGACCGAGGCGACTGTTGGCATCCTGCCTGACATCATGCTTCGCCTCACGCAAGCTACTGACATTCCGTTCAAGCAAGCCGAACGCGCTCGCATCATTGGCGAAATCGGTCGCCAGAAAGGTCTCTCCGAAGCTCAAATTCAGATCGCCATGCGCGATCCCAAGCTGGCGTTCGTAACCGATGCCGAAGCTCAACGAGGGCGCAAAGGATTCAGCGAGGAAGATCTTGCAACCATTGCATCTGAATCGGCCAAAGCCGTGTTTCAACAAGACAACACCGCGACTCAGGCGGTGGCTGGAATCAATCGCTTCATCAAAGACAAGCTTGGTGCTACCGGATACGTCCCGTATCGACTCATCTCGCTGTTCCAGAAGACTCCGATCAACGTGGCCGCAGAGGCTCTTCAGTTTACACCAGCCGGGGCGTTGCAAAACTGGAGCAAGATGACGCCTCGTGAACGCAACATTGCTGCATCACGAATCGCTATCGGGGCTATGATCACCACGGCGTTCGGTTATCTCTACCACAAGGGTGCGATCACTCCAAACCTCGACACCCCCGGCGAAACGAACAAGGCTCGCGAATTGGCGAAAGCTGGTGGTGTGATGCCTCCTGGTACGATCAACCTCTCTGCCGTTAAACGTCTTGTGAGCGGCGGCAAAGCAGACTTTCAAGGCGGTGATACTGTGGTCGATCTCTCATCACTCGGAACCGCTGGAGCATTGGGCATCATGGCCGGTAGCGCATTGCGTCAGGCCGAGCGCGGTCGCACCAACGAAGAGCTTGCCACATCAGTCTTCAAGGCTGTGCCTCAATCTGGACTCAACTTCGTGATGGAGCAGCAGTTCCTCAAAGGAACCAGCGATTTTATCAAGCTCCTCTCGCAAGAATCGACTTCATCGATGGATCGTTGGATCAAGAACCTCGCAGTGACTGCCGCTTCTCCGGTGGCTCCCGCGATTCTTGGCTCCATGCGCCGCGCTGAACGCGACAAGCTTCCGGTCATCGGTGGCCAAAGTTTCATCAAGGATACGGTTGATGAATTGAACCAAAGATATGCTGCTCTCGGTCTTGCAATCCCAGGTGCGAAAGATCCGAATGCGATGCCGGTGCGCCGAGACCTCTGGGGAGATGCAGTTGAGCAGACCCCGAAAGGCAGCAACCCGTGGGTCTACCAGTTCTTCAACGCTTGGAAGGCCCGCGACATCGATGCCGATCCGCTCAACACATCGATCTACTCGATCTGGCGCAGAACTGCCGATAACAGCGCAATTCCATCGGTTCCGAATCCCAGCCTGACTTGGAAGCAGAAGACCTATGACCGCATGGAACCGGAGCAGTATGACCGGTACAGCGAACTCGTTGGAAAATACCGCCGCTTGTTTGCCGAACAGGAATTCATGCGTCCTCGGTTCCAACAGGGCGGTGATGAACGCAAACTCAAGCTCCTCCAGAGGGCATACGATGACGGCCTGCTTACGGCGAAGAAGCAGTTTGTTCGGGAACTGACTCAATCCGGCCAAACCCTCACGCCAATCTCAGCCCGCCGAGGGTTCCAGCAACCGTCCGAGTAAATTCCCAAAAGATTTCTCTCGACAGTTTGCAACACGCGGCTACATTCGCTTGCGTGAGCGTAAAACTTCTAACCGTCCAAGAGATCGCCTCGGCTCTCGGGACTCATCCCGAGACGGTAAGGCGGTGGATTCGGTCAGGAAAACTTCCGGCTATGAAAGCCACGAAGCGCACTATCCGTGTCCGCTCCGATGTAATCGAGGAACTCCTCCGACAAAACCCACAATGAATGCAATAGCAACGACAACGCAACAGACCGACTCTGGCGAAATGTACGCCAAGATCGGTGACCCCATCACCGCCATCGAGAAGATGGGCGAGTGGATCGCAGCCAGCGGAATGCTGGGATGCACCAAGGTCGAACAGGGTAAGCTAATCGCGTGGCAATGCGCCGCCGAGAAGAAGACCCCGTTCGATTTCAAGAGAGAGTATCACATCATCAATGGCTCCCTCTCTATGAGGAGCGATGCCATGCTGGCCGGTTACCGTGCCCGTGGCGGCAAGGTTCTCTGGAAGCAGTTCGATAGCCGCGCTGCCATCGCACTCTGGACCTATGACGGCAATTCCTGCGAGATCGGGTTCTCGGTCGAGGATGCGAAACTCGCTCAGCTCCTGCCCGCCAAGCCGGGTTCCGGGTGGGCCAAAGATCCGGGTGCAATGCTCCGCGCTCGATGCATCTCCAAAGCCATTCGCATGCTGGCTCCTGAAGTGGTCGCCGGTATCTACACGCCGGAAGAGACCGAAGACTTCCAGCCCGCAGTCACCGAAGTGGCTACGGCCCCCACCAAGAGCTTCGACATCACCGCAAAGCTCGAAGCCCTGTTCGAGGATCGCGAGGAAGATGTGAACGCCCTGCTCCTCAAAGCAGGTAGAATCAAGGATGGTCAGACCTTCCGTGATCTGGATGACTCCATCGCCTCCAAGTACATCGCCAAGCCTGACCTGATCTTGAGCAAGCTGCCGGTGATCGTCAGCCCCGAGATCGTTGCCACGGAGGTGTCCAATGGCTGATGCCATCTACAACTTAGCGGCGGAGGTTTACCACGCCACGAAGGCACTCTCGAAGTCCGGTCTCGATCAGTTCCGCAAGTCGCCCGCTCACTTCCGCGCTTGGCAGGATGGAACCACCCGCAATGAATCCAGTCCCGCACTGGAGTTCGGTACCGCAGCTCATTGCGCCGTGCTGGAGCCTGATCGCTTCGTAGGCCAGTACACGGTGTTCGATGGAGATCGACGCACCAAGGAGGGCAAGGCCGCGTGGCAAGCCATTCTGGACTCTGGCAAGACCCCTCTGCCTCAAGAGCAGTGGGACAACATCACCGGAGCAGCCGCTGCGGTTCACGCTCATCCAGCAGCTTCTGGCCTACTCAATGGCATCAAGGCCGAGGTCTCGTACTTCGACAACTGGAACGGTGTGGAGGTCAAAGCCCGCATCGATGGTATGGGTAGTGATTACATCATAGACCTCAAGACCACCCAGGACGCATCGGCCAACGCCTTCGCCAAGTCCGTCGCTCAGTTCCGGTACCACGTTCAAGCCGCTTGGTATCAGCGTATCACCGGTATCAACCGGTTCGTGTTCATCGCAGTCGAGAAGGAGGCTCCTTACGGAGTCGCTTGCTACGAACTCGATCAACTGGCCATCGATGTGGGTCAATCCATCATTGATGAGCAGCTCAAGACATTCATCGAATGCCAAGAACTCAACTCTTGGCCCTGTTACTCATCCCAGATCCAATCCCTTTCGCTGCCCGTGTGGGCGGCTCGTCAGTCCGAATAAACAA